CGTGATCTTGCACCGTCGTCCATTCCTTCGCCGTGGCCCGTTTGTAGGTATGTTGCCAGACGCCATGCCAGTAGTGCTCATCATCTACTATGATGCAGTGGGGAAATAGCAGTTGTAGCCCCCGCGCCAGCGTGCTCTTACCTGCCTGACTCCTACCTGTCAGCCAGATTACAAACCCTTGTCTCCTCGGCGTTTCGTCGCTCAATGTCGCCTCCCACTGTTCGTCTGACATAATCTTCTGCATGTAGACCCATAGGCCCGACCGCTGACCATCGTTGTAACCCTGATCTAGTATGTTCCACTTGTACGGACTGTACGCCTCGTAGCTTGAACCGTACTTCGTACTCGGGTCAAAGTAATCGAATACCCCTTTGGCATATTGCCAACGGTGCGTTGGATCACGCCATGCCCTCGGGTGTTTCCAATGTGGAACCTTGACGTGTACCTTGCCACTTGGTAGCAGTATCCTCCAACACTCATTGAGAGCCATCACCAGGTCAATATCCAGGTGCTCGAATACCGCCCAGGCCTCAACCCGCCTGAATCTCTCGTTAGGCCACGGCCACGGCAGGATGTTCAAGTCGTGTGCTATGTCTATCTCTGGCCGGTGGAGGCGGAGGTCGTGCTCCATAAAGCCCGTTATCAGCACATCGCAATCCTCACGCAATACCTCCGGCGCTATCTGTATGGCCTTCTTCTGCAAGAGCCGGTTTCCGCAGCCGAGGTTGAGGTAGAGTTTGTTCATACCCGCTTCCGCCATTCTCTCCACAGCTTGCGCCCTGAATGTTTCTCTACCCACGCCCTAGCCGCCGTTGCGAAGTGTAGCACCACGGCTCTGTCCTTCTTGATTGGTATCTGCCTATGCATGAACCAGTTGAATTGCCTGGGCAATGTCCACATCTTCACCGGACAGCGCCAGAAGGCCCTCATCATGCTCTGTTGGTCAGTCTTCTGGTAGCGTTTCCACTCCTTGTGAAATGTCTCCAGGAATCGCCTGACGCGCTCATTGCGCCTGAATGACCAGATGCCACCCGCTACCTGTAACCATTTCGGAGTGCCCAGGACGCTATTGGTATACATGTTCTCTGTCTTGTATTTCTCTCTTTGTGCCTGGCTCACCAACGGAGTCTTCGGCGGCGTGCCTTGTGTGACTACCATATCCCATCCGTCGGCCAGCGGTCCGAAAAAAGCATCCAGCTTATCTACACATAGCATGTCAGCATCCATGTAGAGCACGTACTTCCATTCAAGCGGTGCATGTCGCCAGATATTCGTCTTCTGATTCCGTGCCCGCCTGTCCTTCATCGGCAAGGCCAGCACCGTGTCTTGCTCCCGCATCAGCCCTCTGAAAGCCTCGGAGAGCGGGAACGAGTAGCCCTCGTCGCTGATGTTCACCGACCTCTGGAATCCGTCGGCGTAACCTTCACATACCAGGCAGACCGGTAGATGTGGGTTGCGCTTATGTAAACTCTTGATAAGGTGATAAGCGCAATCGTGTGCCCGCTTGCCATATGCCACGATGTAGACGCCACTGTTACCCTTCCATGCTGGCAAGTCGCCCTCCGGCTCTTCGATCTCGATCGGTGCGGGCTCTAGCATCTTCTCTACAGCCTCGCGCCATTCCTGACAGTAGCGCTCAATAGTGCGGCCTTCCACGTAACTCCGCAATACTGTCGGCTCTGGACTGTGAGCGACTGCCTTCTCAATGGCTCTGATCATGCTCTGGTAGTCACCGCGCTTATAGCGCCAGATGCCGCGCTCCCTGGGCAATTCGTCTATGAGCCCTACACCTTCTGGAACGACTACCGGCTTGCCACACGCTAGCGCCTCAAGGACCGTTACCGGGCCGCCTTCGATCAGGCTGGTACAGAGAAACACGTCCAGGCCCTGGTAGAACCGCTGCATATGCTTCCACTCATAGAACTGAGTGTTAATAGGCCAGCCCATGCCCGCCGCCCGGAAGGCCCAGCGGTGTTTGTTGTATTGAGCTAGCTTCTTGACCAATCCTTCGCCTTTGCGCCCGCCACGGTAGACCTCACCAGCTACGCCGATGATGGGTTTTCCATTGTTAGGTGGTTCCGCTATGATAAACTTGTCCAGCTCCACCGGCGGCGTTATGTTAATTGTTAGACCATACTCTGACAACCCCCCCGCATATTGCTCGCACATGGTAACCCGCATGTCCACATGTTCAGCCACGTGCTCCCAGCATTCGGCCCTCATTCTATCGGTCTTAACATAATGCGTCATGAAGGCTGCGCAGGGCGCCTTGTGCCAGTTATGAAACCGCCACTCGAGGTATGGAAAGAACAGGTTCGCGTCCGATTCCTTGTTTGGCTCGTTGCTCATTTCCCAGCCATTGCGTTTCATGAGGTGCTTTGCCAGACGCCACACGATCCAGCTATGCGTCTGTTTCGGAAGCACCTTTGGTACGACGATGGTTATATTCATGCACTGGCCTCCACGAGATGTTGTATTGCAGTTTGCCACTCTTCGGCGTAGCGTTTGGGCGTGAAACTCGTGACTAGCGCCCGCAATACTTCCGGGTCTATGGGCTGGTCTCGCAATGCCGCTATGATGGCTCGCTCCATATCACGGTATTCTCCCCGTTCATAGTGGCGCACACCCGGCCCCTCTGGCAACTCATCCATCTGCCCCACGCCGCGCGGGATGACCACTGGCCGCCCACACGCTAGCGCCTCCAACACGGTCACGGGACCGCCCTCTACCAGCGATGTGCAAAGGAACACGTCCAGCCCGTGGTAGTAGCCGGGCATGTCCCACCACCTGTAGCGTCTTGTCGGGACGGGCCAGCCTATACCGGATGCACGAACATCGTAGTGGCGATTCTCCTTTGCAAACCGTGCAACCAGATGCTCACCTTTGCGCCCACCACCATAGACACGGCCCGACACACCAATAACCCTTCTTTTATGATGTTTCATCGGGCGCGGAAAGAATTGCTTATCTACTGGATGCGGTATTTGCACGGTTGCGCCATATGCGCTCAATTCCGGCACGTACAGCGCCGCAGGCGTTACCCGCAGATCCAGCGCTGGGGCCGTGAACTCCCACCGCCTCAGTTTCGCGCCATTCTCAACCAATGCATCTTCCTTGTGCGTGAACCATGCCGCCGTGAGCGTCTTGTCCCAGCGCGTATGTCGCCACTGGCAGTAGGGCATGAAGACGTTGACGGCTGCCCTGGGGTCGGGCGGAAAGCTTCCCGTCCAGCCATTACGCTCTATGAGGTGGCGGGCCAGCCGCGCTATGATCCAGTCTGATTTGTAGTCAGGTGCTATTATGTTTACCTTCATCAGTGTCCTTTTTGTTGGCGCGTTTTGCTTCGATACGTTCGATCCGCAACGCCGTTTTCGACAAGGCGCACGGCCTCATCGTACTCGCAACCGGACTCTATGAGTTCCCTGACCAACTTCGTATTAAGCTTCATGATCTATACCTCTTGCCGCTCAGGCCCCCGCCGCTTGATCTTCCGTTCTTTGCTGCTCAAGAATCGCGCGATCCTCATCTCTGTATGCCTCGGCTGGCCAAACGTATTCATAGAACACCTGGCGTGCCCACCAGAATCCACCCTCTATCCGCGTAGTGTCTTTCCACTGTTCATAGATTGGTAGGAACTCTGCACGATATCGCTTTGGAATTGTAAGTAGCCATAACCAGATTATCAGTTTCATCATTCTCTCCTCCTTGCCGCTCCATAGCGGTGTTCGATTAACGCCCCTCCGTTCCACTCGTTGTTCAGTAGCCACAATCTCACGGGCCGCTGGTGTAGCGCCCTTAGTAGCGCCCCTTGATCCTGTCCCTGCCAGCGTTCCCATTCGTAACGCCAAGCCTCGAAGAAGCTGCTTACCGCCGTGCTCTTTCGAAAGAACATCACGCCGCCCTGGAGCTGGACTAGTTCCTGGCCTAGCTCCAGGAACGTGGCCTCCCGCTCTGCCTTGTCAACGTGCCACAGGATTCCGCTACCCTGTACCGTACTGGGCGTCATAGCTATGTCCCAGCCGTCCTTGATGATGTCGAATCCTGCCGATATGTCCCCGTGCACTCTGGTATCAGCGTCCAGGTACAGCGTATACTCGAATGGCGTCAGGTTGTCCAGGTTCACCTTTGCCCATCGCCCCAGGCTGTCGCGCTCAGGGAAGTCGATACTCCTCAGCCCTGGCACATCCTCGCCAATGACCACCACGGGTAGATCATTGTGCTGCTTCAGGAACTTGACTGCCTGTGCCGTCTCCTGTTGTGCTCTCAGTCCGTACACGACGAAGACAATACCCCGCGTCATTTGCGTATCCATTCCGTCGGCAGTGGCAGGATGAATGGCTTCGCCTGATAGACGGCCCGCAGGAAGGCTAGCTTGTCGTCGCTGGTGCCCTTCCGTTCCTCTGCCCAGCGCTCCATTACATCCTCAGTCCGCGTATTGCGCTTGATGAACATAAGGTCGGTGTTGAAGTACGGCACACGCAGATCGTGTATCAGCGCCTCTGTCGCCTTGCGCTCTGCCTCTGAGCCTAGTTTATCTGTCAACTTCGTGTACGAGTACAGCGGAATGGCTATGTCCCAGCCCCGGTCACGCAGTAGCATTAGCGTAGTGCTCAGGAACTCAGAGTTCGGCGTACATCGCTGATTCCAGATGATGGTATAGGCGAATGGCAAGCGCGGCGCACCTGTCGCCATTTCTAGCTCCAGTGCACTGGCCCATTCGGGGACCGGCCCCTCGCGCCACATCAGCAGTCCACAGCCCTTCGGGATGTCCCGCGCCGCCACGCTCATGTCCACGGCGACCTTCTCCTTGATAAGATGTTTACAGAGCGCCTTGTTCTTCAGGTCTAGGATTTCGCCAGGATAGTGGAGCACCCAGCGCCCGCCACCCTCTTGCAACCGGCGATACTTTAGCAATTTGATGTACATGGCCTACCTATCCGGGCGCACCCCCGAAGGGGTGCGCCCTCGATCTGTGATGTCTAGGCGATTACCTCAGTCCACGGCGTCTGCGTCACCGGTGCGTAGCGTGGCACGTTGCCCTCGAGCACTACACACACATTGGCGCTCGCTACCAACACATCGAGCCTGGCCCGAATGTGAGTGTAGTTGGCTC